TGTGGCGCGATCCCTAACCTTATGCTTAGCCTAGCAATAAGGTAGGTGAACGGGAGATCGCGCTTTAAGCTAAAGGGTCGGAATCAAGCACCTCAACACTTTTAAGTGTTTCAATGAACTCCATCCCAAATGGCTTTACAGTCTCACCTGACCTGCGAGTAATAATCCAACTAAGGTAATAGACATCCTGTTGCCGCTCTAAATCACGAAACGCTTTATGAAAACCCATTTTAGTAAACTGTTCGAATTCGTATTCCACCGCAGGTGAAATTTCTCCTTCTAGTTCACTTCCATCTTGTCGAACGATCTTTAGTCTTGCCATTGGTTGCCCCTTTGTTAGTTGTTTAGAATGTGCCTGTAGTTGCTACTGCAATTGTTGAGTTACAAGTAAATGTAATGCTCTGTGTGCCAATGTCGCCAACAGCACCATTGATGTCTGTTGTGTTATTGACAAGGATTGAAACAGTATAAAGAGGGTTTGTAGCAGATACTGCTGTTCCCTTTTCCTGTAGGAATACTGCTGTAACTGTTGTTCCCCATGCAGCTTGTAGTGTTGCAAGAGTCTTTGTTGCTGCTGTGTCGTTCAAGAAGTCAATCGTAACGGTAGAAGCTTCTAGCCCCTTTACAGCCTTCCGACTGGAATCGCCCATCGCAGTGACATCCAATTCTTCAAAGCTGCGATTGATGACCACGGATTGTACTAAATCGCTTAGATCAACAGAGTTAATCTTCACGCCGACCTTGTTATTTAGAAATACAGCCATGAGATTATTCCTCGTCTTTCTTAGTAGTTGCTGGCTTTGGTGTTGCTGGTGTTACCTGCCCGATCTTGATCAGGAAGGCTTCGTTTTCTTTTTCCCACTCGGACATGTTAACTCCAACTCGTAAGGATTGATACGGACATCTCGCAGCTGAGTAGGTCACCCGAAGCAGCGTTGAGAATACTAGGTGCGCTTATTGCGCTTACATTATAGGTCAAAGATGATGCAGCGAGCTTAGCGAACACGCCACAGACTGCATCTTCTATACCGTTGAGATTGCCTTCGTTGTCGAAAAGCGGCACAGTAATAATGATCTTAAAGTTAGCCATAGGGCTAATGGTGATGTGCTGATTATTGCTAGGTGTCAAGTAAGGATCATCTGGAGACACAATCACAGAGTTAGCCAAGACAGTTGCCGGTGGAAAGGCAAAAGTCTGCCACTTAGAATTATCTACTAATGCTGTGGCTAATGTGGTGCGTAGGGTAGTGACTGCAACTGGCATTATCCCACCATCGATGTTGGTGCAAGTGCGTGTGCGATCAATCCTCTGACCTTAGCGAGTAGCTGTGCGCTCATTCGGTAAGGTGAGGGCTGGAAGTCAATGGCATTTGAACCTGAGAGTGTTGCGGTTCTTGCTTGCCAGATTTCAACAGCGATCATCAATGCTGCGTTTTGTACTGCTTGATCTAAAGCCCAGTCCACATAAGTATCTGCTGCGACTGTGCCAAAAGGTTGTACTGGATGTTCTACTGCTGGAGTGTTGTTGTTGCCAGTGATGGCATAAGTGATGTTGTAATCGCCTACTCCAGTGAGAGTCTTTGATCCATTATGTTTGCTTCCATTACCAGTGATCGTTACTTGCTGGCCAACATAGAAAACTTTTTCTACCTTGTCTTGAAAGTAAAGTGTGCCCGTATGCGCTGTGTTGCTATGTGCGATGTTGAATGTTGTGTTAGTCCAGAGCATAGGCAAAAGGACTGCATCGGCAGCATCGCAAACAGACTCTAAAACTGCATCTGTGTATAGAGTGCCAACACCAAGTGTCGAGCGAAGCTCTGCGACTGTAGTTAATGCCATGATGATCCTTTCTAAAGACTCTAGGGAGTCAGAGGGCTACTGACCCCCTAGAGCGACTTAGGTTATTGCTTACGGTGCTGTGTAGTTAAAGCGGCGAACGCCTTTACCTGACTTAGCAAGATAAATTGCTAGGTATCCGTAAAGGTTGATTTCGATCTCGCCTGTTGTCAATACATTAACACGAAGTTGTGTCTGTGGTGACTCCCAGCAATAAACTGATGCTGGTGCAACCAAGAAGGCTGAATCATCGATGACACCTGATGTTGTGATGTTGTGATCAACGATCAAGTCAGTTCCAAGAACATTTCCACGAACAGATGTTGCTACTGCATTACCTGCTGCGTTGTATGTTGCGCCTTGAGCTGAGTAGAGTGCGCGACCTGTTGTGTCTGCGTATCCTGTGATAGCAGCCCATTGATCAGTTGAAGCAACTAGCTTGTTAGCAAAGTCTCCACCTGTATTCTTGTATGCTGCTGCGCCTTCTACAGAAATGAATGACTGTAATCCTGCTGCTGTTGCTGCAACACCTGTTGCTTGCGCACCAGATGCAGTGAAAGCTGCAATTAGAGCTGCGTCTGTTGCCTTCTCATAGGCTTTCCGTAACTCGACCATCATCAATTCCATAAATTGTGGCTGGCTGCGGTCGATGAGTTCGAATGAGACCCGTTGTAGGCCCGAGAACTTATTTACATCGACTGTGTCGTATGCAGATGTCATGCCTGTCTCAGATGGTGCTGCGCCTTCGTTAGTGTCTGCAACTGTTGGAGCAGTGTTAGCTGTTGCATTATTTACATAAAGACGAGGAACTGTGAAGCTCATGCCTTCTGCCATAAGTGCTGCTCTTGTTGCTGCTTCAAATGCTGGACGACCAGTAAATGTGTCAGTAATGAATGTGTTTAAGTGTGGTGCAAGTGTAAGACCAGTGTTTGTAGATGTTGAATCATCTGCTGCGCGAACTACGCGGCGAGCTTCGTCATCTCCCATTGCTGCCTTAATGTTAGCTTCTAGGTACTGTGCTGATGTGATTGGTGCAATGCGCTCACGCACAAATGTTGTTGCAGTAACAACAGGACGAGCAGCTTCAACCGCTGCTGCCTCTACTGGTGCTGCAACTGTCTCTGGAGTATTCTCCACAGCTGTCTCGCTTTCTGTTGGTTGGATTTCTTCTACTGCCTCTGGAGTATCCTCGGCAGCGACATCAATAACTTGAGCAGACTTAAATGCTGGCTCAGTTACTAATGAAACTTCAAATAGGTTGGCAGCAGATACATGCATTACGCCAGCCTTCATCTTTGACTTAACTACTTCTACACCTACAGATAATCCTGATTGCAATCCTTCTTCTGCAAGAATTAGAGCTTCAGTACCGCGTTGTGATCGACTGATCTTGAAGCTGGCATAGATGCCATCCTCATCTGTTGTAAAAGATGTGGCCTTACCTAAAGGCTGCTTCATGTCGTGTTGATTGAGTAGTTTAATTGTTTTAGGATCTTCTGGAAGTGTGATTGCACCCTTCTCAAAGACCACTCGGCCAGCAGATGTGTTTCCTACTTCGCCTGTACCTGCTGGAACTATCTTGCCGGAGATTGTGCGTTCTTCTACATTGGCAGTTAGTTCAGCAGAGAATGTAAGGATGTTAGTCATCGATTCCTTCACTTCCGTTTGGTGTTAAGTCTTCCATTTCCATAGCCTGTTCAACTGTGATCAGACCAATGGCAATCATTTTTTCTAGCACTAGCAGTCTTTCCATTGGATCAGTCTTTAGGAAAGATGAATCAACATCGAAACGCACAGAATTTCCTCTGGCAGTTATGTCATCCATGCTGAGCCTGTGAGAAATTGCATTTACATAAGGTGCAACGCTAAATGAGAAAAATTGCTTGCGCTCATCTAATACATTTGCATAGGTCATAGAGTTGTTGGCTTCCGCGCTAAGTAAGTAAGCAGGGATGTTGCATAGGCGAGCAATCTCAGTTGCAAGGAACTGTTGTGCCTCGTCATACATCATGTCTTTAGGTGAGAATGATGATGGAGTGTATTCCAGAGTAGAAGTCAAATAAGCAGTGGCGCGATTTTGTCTAGCGTTCTTCCATGCTGCCAATAGTCCTTGAATTTCTTTAGGATCTAAATCTGCTCCGTTATTTTTAATAACTCCTGAAGGCATTGGAGTAGAAGCTGCAATTACTGCTGCTTTGCGAAGATCAATCGCTGCACGAATTGTCTCTGATCCGCGCTCTAAGATTCCTTCATCAAATGCTTGAAAAGTTACTATAGAACCTAAGCCGGACATTGGCACTGCAACTGCATCAATAAAATACTCAGTGATTTTCATGCCATAAAGATCAGTGTTAAAAGTTACTTTAACATTTGGAATCCATTGGAAGCGAGATGGTCGCCCATCCTCAGCATAAACTTCTGTAACTTGCCAGTAAGCCACGCCGTACATAAGTAAAGAATCTACAGTCCATGCCATAGTTACAGAGCGTGGCTGATTAAGTGCTGGTTGATCAACCCAGAGTGGATTGCCTAATTCTTCGCCAGTTGAATTGCGATACAAATTTAATGGGAGATCGGCGACGACAGAGCTTAATAGATTTCTGCATCTAGCAACCGATGGCACAGACATAGCCTCGTTGCGTTGAACGCGAGGCATGACATAGTTATAGAGAGAGTTAAGATTCTCTCCCATAATTGTTGGAGCGTATTGCGCTAGAAGCGAGTTAGTTTTCTTAGGCGCTTCTGATCTGCTAAAGATACCCATAGACATAAAGGATAGCATTTGTCAAGTAATTAGACAAACTCTGTCGGCGTGTCTAAGTATAAATCTGGGGCTTAGGTACAGGCAACATTAACTTAGATACAACCATCGCCAAGCCAATAGGTGCAGAAATGTCTCCAGCCGACTTGCGTTTGATAATACGCCAAGCAGAGTCATTGACTTTAGCTGCGCAGTTATTCATCTGTTGAATTAACTCAGTCTGACCATTGTGAACCACTCGATGATTTACCAATCCCTCTAATAAATCACCACAGGCTTTGTAAAATTGCTGCCCACTGACATCTTCACAGACGACACCACTTTGGCTTAAACGGTCGGCAATAGTTTGAGTGGCGTATTTATCAAAGCAGACTACGCGAGGCTTATAGATGTCAGCCCAGCCTTTAATGCTTGCCGCCATCTTTAATTCATCAATGGCTACTTGAGAGCTGTAAGTCTCTAAGATTCCGATGCCAATCCGTCCATCTGGCAGAATTTGTCCTGCGACTAGTGAACCGTTGCGCCGAGACGGACTGACATCGAAACCGAATACAGTATAAGCCCCAGCAGTCATTTCTAGTGTGCTATCCGAGGTTTCTTCTAACACGCCATGAGGCCAAGGGCTTGAGAGGCTGTCAATCCACTGGCAAAGCGTTTCTGTGCGAGTATTTTCTATCGGAGATGTTGCTATAGCTTCTTCAATAGCTTCTTCTGTGATTGTGTAACCCAGTGAAGGGTTAGCCATCGCCCATGCGTTGCGATCTTCTATCTTGCAATACTGTGGCGCAGAATACTCATAGAATCCGAAAGACTTAGGTGGATACGAGATAGCGCGTTCTCTTAAATCATTAAGCACAGTGCTAAAGGCATCACCGGCATTAGAACACAGTAAAGTGTGGGAATTAGGATGTGCGCGAGTTACTGGAGTTGCAGCTCTAAAGCCTTCCTCTGTTATCTCTCGAACCTCATCGATAAATAGCAATCCATTGACTGATCTACCGCGAGAACCATCTCTGGTCGCAGCTACAACATCCAATCGTGTGCCGTTAAGCATCTCGATTGACTCAGTACCGTTTGCATAACGGATCTGCTTCACAAAGCCTTTTAGATGATCATTGTTCTCTAGGATGTCTGTGACTTGCCTGAATGTGTCTAGAGCCATGCTTCTATTAGATGACATAATGAGGACATTGGTTTCCCACTTGATTAAATGAGCCAAGATCAACATACGCGCTAAATGAGTCTTGCCATTCTGTCTGGCGATCAGCAGAAGGTTTGTTTTGCGAATCCACTTGCCTTTAGTGTCCACTGTAAGCATGTCTTTGAGAACATACTCCTGCCAAGGCAATAAAGGCATCTTAATAATCTCACAGAGCTGCTTGACATCCTCGATTTTGTTTTTGCCCTTGAGAGGCACACTCTGAAGCCTCGGTTTAGTTGCCCCTCGTAGCGCCTGTTTCTTTTTGGTCGTAGTTGTCATTGACTCGGACTAGGTCGGAGCGTAAAAGGACTGTCTTGCATCGTCTTGGACTGTATCGGAGAGAGGCTCCCTGA